TGGTAAGCCATTGACTAAATATGGTCAACCTTGCGACGTGGCTGCATTCCCTTACGAGTATGATCGTTTATGGTTCCGTACATTTGCTTATGCTGGTCCTGCTACAACTGCTGACTTTATCGTTGCAGATAATTGTAACATCATCGCTGAGGCTGTTGTAACTCAAGAGTCTAACTATCCTTACGGTCAGTCTGATGAGATCGCTCAATTAGAGAAGAACTTCTATAGCTACCAAGCTGGTTACTTAAAGCACTTATACCGTATGGTTGGGTACAATGAGAACTTTGAATCATGGGTATCTAACGGTACAACTTATGACACGTTCTACATTAGATTCAACACATTAGATAAGGCTGCTTATCAGTGGGGTGATTATATCCAAGAAGATTCAACAGTAATTATTGCAGCTCCACAATCTGTATCTGCAGGTATTGAAACTGTTTTAGCTGCTGCGTTAGGAACTCCTTCAACTGTTTCTTAATAAGAAGGTAAACAAATCATAACCTATGCCAGAGGGTGAGAGGATTATTCTCAAATCCTCTGGCATTATTTTTTATAAAACATGGCAGACTTGAAATTGGATATATTAGTAATGAATACCTATAATACGTTTACGTTAGGTATTGCTGATATATCGACATATCCTACTAATCCTCCAGTAGTAAGTTCTCCTACTATTGAAATCACAATGCCTGGTTTCTTACCAGTTGCTTTACCTTTTACAGTTGAAGACTTTAATGTTTTCAACTCTACGACATTAGAATTAACTCCTGTAGGAGCTGATTTAATACCACTTCCTGATGGAGTGTATTTCTTAAAATATTCTGTTGCTCCTGCATACGAAAACTATGTAGAGAAAAATATCATGCGTGTGGATCAAATTCAAGAGAAGTTTGATAATGCTTTTATGAAGCTAGATATGATGCAGTGTGATATGGCTATTAAGACTCAAGCTAAAGTGCAGTTAAATAGTATTTGGTACATGATTCAAGGATCTATTGCTGCTGCTAATAACTGTGCTATAGATACAGCTAATAAGTTATATACACAAGCTAACAATATGTTAGACAACTTCATCAGAAATAACTGTGGATGTACTGGTAATAACTATATAAATAACTTTGCATAATGGCTAATTGTAAAAGATGTCAAGTACAAGTTGGATGCGGATGTCAATTAACCAATGGGTATTGCTCAGCTTGTAACTATGCTGTACAACAAGAACAACAGCAAGCTGCTGTAAATAAGTAATAAAATGTTAACACCAAGACTTGTTAATTGTATTTATTGTGCTAGTATCCCTGTGTTACTGGCTGATATTGATTGTAAGCTAACTGACTTAGCTAATATTCAATATAGTAATATTGTGTTTGCTTTGAACACATATATACCAGGAGAAGTAATTGCTGATCTATTACACTACAAGCAGATATTAACGTACAAGGTTTGTAACCCTGACTACTGTAAACCATTCACTGTAGAGATGATAGCCAGCAGAGTAAAAGTTTTAATTCATAAATAAAAAAAGAAATGTCTTGTACAAATTGCTATACGGGGTGTGTTGATATTACACCTGACAAATGTGTTAGATATACAGGAGCAAATAGTGTACCACTAGGAATCGAAACTGGTGATACTTTATTAGCTGTAGAACAAGCACTAATTGATACAGTTGTATCATTCTTAGATGGAACAGGTATTGATATTACAATTGCTCCTTCTGACTATTGTGCTCTTGTTACAGCATATTTACCTGTAGGAAGAGTTCCAAATGCTGATGAGTTATTCACTGCATTGGTGAAAGCTGCTTGTAATTTGCAAGCACAAATCACAGGCATTAACGCTACACTTACTACACTAAATGCTGATTATACAATTGGTTGTTTAACTGGTGTTACAGCTTCTTCTGATACTCATGCTATTGTACAGGCAGTTATTAATAAAGCTTGCTCAACAGCAACAGATTTAACAGCATTAGCTTTAGATGTATCTACAAACTACGTTAAGCTTTCTCAGTTAAATTCTCTAATTGCTGCATATCTTGGATCATTAACTCCAGGAGCTACACAGTTTAAAGACAGAATGATTCCGTTTAGTGTTATTGAATACTATGGTCCATTAACAAACTTTGACAACACTGGTAAAGGTTTAACTAATCAAGGCTTTACAGATATTTATTTATGTAATGGTAACAATGGTACTCCTGATAAAAGAGGTAGAGTTGGTGTAGGTGCTATTGTTGGTGTTCCTGGAGGTTCATTACCTGTTTCAGTTAATCCATCTACTCCTGGTAATCCTAACTATAATATTTTAGATGTTCTTGGTGCTAATACTGTTACATTAACACCTGCACAGATTCCTTCTCACACACATGCTGCTACAGCAAGTGCTACATCTACTGTAACGGATCCTGGTCACAGTCACTTTGCTGGTAACTCACCAGAAGGTTGGGACAGTGCTGGTAATATTGGTATTGTAAATAGAACTCCTCAAAACGTTGCAACAACTGTTTCTACAACAGGTATTACAGTAGCTACCACTGTAACTGTAACTAACGCTAGTGTAGGTGATGGTGCTTCTCACTCTAATATTCAACCAGTGTTAGCTTGTTATTACATTCAGTACAGACCTTCTTAATTAATAACTCATGAGTTTAAATTGTCTTCCAGGCACTCCGTGCTATGATGCTTATTATCATCCTACAGGAGATTGTGGATGTGGTCCATGTATAATTGATACAGCTAATGTAGTTTATTATGGTCCTAATCTTCCAAACTCAGGAGGTAATAACAAAGATCCATTAAATACTATTCTTCAGAAACTAGATAATTCTTTAGATGCAGCAACACTAGCAAGTGAGATAATTGATGCTATTGCTGCTACTCCTGCATTAAAGGTTAAGTTCTGTACACTAGTGAATAATTGCTAATAGAAACCAATGATTGTACAAATAATACTAACGACAGCTGGTGCCAATACTGGACCTAACTTCAATCTATATTCTAATGTAGATAGTTATACTACTCCATTTGAAACAAGTGTACCTAAAGCAGCTCTTATTACAGGGTATGTAAGTACAGTTGTTCCAAATGGCACTACTGTAATTCGTGTTGTTTCTTTTGGTACATGTAATACATCAGTTGATATTAATGTATTATTGTTACCTGTAACTACAACCACAACAACTACGTGGCCTGTACCTGTTACAAGTACCACAACTAGTACGACTAGTACAACAAGCACAACTAGTACTACTACTTCTACTACTTCTACTACTTCTACAACAAGTACTACTTCTACAACTAGTACAACAACAAGTACATCTACTAGCACAACCACTACTACAACTACAGAGGCACCAACAACAACCACCACTACAACACCTGCACCTGGCACAACAACTACAACTACTACAACAGAAGATCCTGGTGCTTATTGGAATTCTCAATATTGTACAGGATTGTTTCCTGCCCCTATATTGAGAGTGCCTTCTTCTGCTGTTTCTGGACAAGTTATTTTTGCTGATCAAACATTAGATACTTGTGCTACATTAACTACTCCTTATGTAGGTACTCCTTCATCTTATGTTGATAGAAGAACATATCCATTATATGCTAATTGTATTGCTTGTAATGATTTAGTAAACTCACGTTGGGCCACGATGGTTAGATGTGATAATCCAGCGATAACAGCTTATAGTAACCGTTTTAATGTTGGAGACTTTAGTGTTAATGATATTGTAGCAGATGATACGGTTTATAATCAACCCCCATTCTACACTTATCGTATTACTAGTATTTCTACTGATAGTGCGAATTTCCCTCAACGTTTTATTAATGCCACTGGTTTAAGCACGTGTCCTTCTGACACTACAACAACAACAACTACAAAGATTCCTGTTTCAACCACTACCACAACTACTGAAGGATGTGTTGATTGTTATGTATATGAGTATATAAATACTACTGGTAATTTAATTTCATTAAATGGTACTTTATGTTATGGTGGAATTTATTCTATAAATGTACCTGCATCAGGTGAGGGTTCTACATCTTGTCTAAGACAATACTCACAAAGTCAAATAGATGCATATGCAGCTGTAGGTTTAACTCTTACACAAGGTATTACATCTTGTGGAAATAGTTGTATACCGCCAACAACCACTAGCACCACTACACTAGCTACAACTACCACTACCACTACACCTGCTCCTACATTAGAGTGGTACACTATAACTAGTTGTGCTGCAAATGCAACTGACACTTCTACATCATATCCTGTAGATACGTATAACATTAATGATAGAGTTGGAGCTAATGGATTCCTTTGGAAAGTTACAGGTATTACAAATTATAATCCAGGTGGATCTAATTTTGAGCTTTCAACTACTGGATTAAGTGGTTGTCCTTTTAATGGATGTATTAAGTGGACTAATGAGTTTGATTACGATCAAGAAGTTACATGTACTGACCCTTTTACTTCAGTAACTTCTTCAGGAACTGATGTTTATTTTAAATTAACTGCTTCCTTATTTGAACTAGATGGTGTAACTCCTAAGGATGCTCCTCTTGGTGGTGTAATAATAACATTTGGTGTATCAACAAGTGGTTCTTGTTCAACTGGTGGTGGAGGAACGTATGTGGTAACAATACCTGAATTTACTAATAGTGTAATAGCTGAATATCAGCAAACTAACTATAGTGAGTGTGGATATGGTTGTGGTTATAATACTTTCACTCCTGAATCCCTTCTATACACTAACTATATATATGTAAATGAATGTCCAGCATAACATAATTTAAAGAGACAAAAAACTCTGTTTGTTGGTTTACAGAGTTTCTCCCAGGGTGCAATGTGCTCTGGGAGTTTTCATTTCTAATTAACTTGATTAACCTATATAATTAATTCTGTTACAATAGTTTGGTAAATACGGAAATTAATTTTTATATTTAGGACAATTTAACTAAACTACAACTAGGATGACTGGAAACCAGGATCAACTTTCAATGCTTCAAGCACTTTTGAGGCAGAAGAAGAGTAAAACATTCTATGCCCAAAGGCTTGGAATTACTGAAAATCAAGTAGATGAATTGTTAAAAGAGCTAAGAGAAGAAGAACAAAACGATCCATTGAAAGCACCTTTACTATGTGAATCTGTAAAGAAGGTTAACGTTGAGAAAGGAACTATTGAGAGCACATTGATTCTCGATTTTGAACCCAAGGATGATATAGAGCTTGCTGCTCTACACAAGATTAACCTTGATAAATACGTTATTACAAACTACTGGTCTAAGTTATTACCTAATGGTAAATTTACTTCTTCAGTATTCTCTAAGAGAAAAGAAGCTAAAGACTACACTCCTGAGGACTTTGCAAAGTTCCTAGAAAATTACAAACCCAACTACATTCCTGAACTAAGACATGCATCTGCTCATATTGAGAAGAAGATGGTAGATGTTGAATTATCAATATCTGACTATCACTTAGCTAAGAGACATGTGGATGGTGATAACTCAATATTTGAGAGAATGGCAAGATATTACAAAACTGCTACTACTCTTATTGGTAATGTCACAGCATTGTATGATATAGACACGATTGTGTTCCCTATATCAAACGATTTCTTCCACACTGATAACTATCAGCATCAGACAACAAATGGTACTCCACAGGACACTATTATGGACTATGCTGATGAATATGAGCAAGGCTTTAGTTTACTTGTAGATGTTATCAAAACAATAAGTAAAGTTTGTGAGCATGTACAGGTAGTATTAGTACAAGGTAATCATGATAGAACTAAGTCTTATTACCTAGCACATGCACTAGATGTATTCTTTAAGAATGAACCTAGAGTATCTTTTCAAAGAGAACATAGTACAGTGAAAGGTGTAATGGTAGGTGAGACATTTATCGGTTATCACCACGGTAACTGTAAGATTGAAGATCTTCCATTACTATTTGCAACTCATCCTGAGTATAGCCAAATGTTTGGATTTGCTAAGTACAGAGAGGTTCACACAGGAGATAAACACCACTATATGGCTAAGGAAGTCAAAGGTGTAAGAATACAACAAATGCCTAGCTTGTCTGGTACAGATAGATGGCACTTAGATAACAACTATGTTCATAGTGTTAGAGCAGCACTTGCTCTAGTCTATAACAAGGACACTGGCAAGATTGCTGAATTTGAAGAAAGAATATAACAATGGCAACATTAAGAAAATTAGTTTCAGACGTGCGTTCTATGCACAAATTGCTATCAACGGACAATCTTATCACTGATAGGGTTGTTGCGTCTGAGATTAAAAACAACACGCAGCTATTACTTAAACGTGAGACTAATCTTCGTAGACTTTGGGCTACGGATACTATCTTCACAACTATCCCTTGTTTAGAGATGGTACAAGTACCTATCTCTGAGTGTTGTGACTATGTTGATCCATGTACTGTATCTAGAACTAAGTTCAAGCTTCCTCGTATTGCAGAAGGTAACTATCAATATCTTATCCAAGGTGTATGGTCTATCAATGCTATGGGAGGTCAAGGAACTCGATTCAAGGAAGTAACTATCAATAGATATATGAATCTATTGTCTCTTCCTTTGGTAAAGAACCAGCCTTACTATTGGATTGTTAATGGATATCTATATGTTAGTAATCCGTTGTTACAAGCTGTAAGAATTGCTGCATTCTTTGAGGAAGATGTTCCAAATGAGATCATGTTCTCTGAGTGCTGCTGCACAAATGGTGTAAACCTTGATGAGTATTGCATGAATCCATTAGATAAAGAATATGGATGTCCTGGATACTTAGAGAAACAAGTGCTAGAATTAACCTCACAAAAACTAGTATCGACATACTTTAAGATCAATGATGATAAAACATCTGATGGTAAAGATGATCAAGTAAGCAAGCAATAATGCCAAGAGTTAAGATAGACTGGAGATCATCCAGTAAAGACAACTACAAAAGCTTCTGCAAGAAGCACACTTCCATAAAGCTCACATTTGATGAGTGGAGGAACATCATCTACTCGTTCAACGAGGCATTCAAAAACTACATTCTTGAAACTGGAGAGAAAGCTAAGCTACCGCTTGGCTTTGGTGAATTCTCTATTAACAAGAAGAAGAGAAAGAAGTTTAAGAAGGTGGATGGTGTAGATGTAATTAACTTGCCTATTGATTGGCAAAAGAGTAAAGAGAAGGGAAAGAGAATCTATAATTTCAATTACCACACGGAGGGATACTTCTTTGGTTGGATGTGGTTTCGAGAGACAGCTAGATTGAAACATACAAATCTTTGGTACTTTAAACCTACCAGAACAACATCAAGACTATTATCTCACTATATAAAGACTGACGAGAAATATCAACATATCTATCGTGAGTGGAAAAAATAACTTATGTCGTACTACTATAAATATAACTTTGTCTCTCCTGAGCCTGTTTACTCTACAGTTAAAGAGGAATTAAAGAGCTACTTTGATACAGGAGCTGTAGATGACTTATTGTTCCCTACTTATTTAGATAAGTGTCTTCGTAAGCTAGGTAGAGCTACTTATGTTATTCGTGAAGCTATTCTTCACATTGAAGACTTTCAAGCTAGACTTCCAGATAATTTTATTGCTGTGAGAGAAGCATGGATGGCTACAGAGATTCCTCAGTATCCATACCAAACAGCCAACTCATTATATACACAAGCTGCTTCTTCTACAACTATTCAGATTGCTCCTATTACAAGTGGAACAACACCTTGTACTAATCCTTTATGTACAACAGGCTGTCCTGCATGTTCAACAGATTGTGTTGACTGTATGCCTGAGATAATTCAAGCTGTATACAAGACTAATCACCAAACTACTAGATCATATAAGAAAGAGTATTTACTTAAGCCAGGTAATATCTCAGCACAAGGTAACTGTGATGTTAATTATACTGAAGCTTGGAACTTTGCTCCTACAGTACCTCCTATTCATGAGTTTACTCCAGGTTCTGCAAGTTATGATTCATTTGATATTAGAGACAACAAGTTTGTAACTAACTTCAGAAATGGTATAGTGCATTTAATATTCTACGTTACTGAGTATGATGGCATTGGTAATCAAATGATTCCTGATAACTATCGTATTCGTGAGTATGTAGAAGCATTCATTAAGTATAAGATATTTGAAACCCTATCTAATCAATTAACAGATGAGACGTTCGAACAGCTACAGAAGAAACTTGGCTATTATAAGCAACTTTCTGAGGAAGCATTCATTATGGCAGACATTGAAATAAAGAAGC